CTTCTTGACATCCACTAGCACGAAGTAGAGGCCATCGATCTGGATGTACGTGTTCTGGCTGAGACGCCCTGACTTCTGGATCTCGTTGTTGTCGTCGAAGATCGTCACCGTGACAGTGGACGCGCCTTCGATCGTCCGCCCGATCTGTACGTCCTCCACGACATCGATCGACTGGATCGGCACAGCATTCTTGAGCCTGAGCATCAGCGAATCGAGATCGACGTCACCCATCCCGTCCAGTCCGCGCACGGACTTGGGGTCGAGCTGCGACATCTTGAGATGTTCTGCCGCGGTGAGCACCTTCGGGAGGTTGCCGTTCACGGCATCACCAGCGTCTGCCCGATCTTGATGTGGCGCGGGTCGGAGATGTTGTTCCGCTTCGCGATCGCCTTCCACTTCGATCGATCGCCATATTCCCTCACGGCGATGATGGGCAGCGTCTCACCCTTCTTGACCACATGCGTCTTGTGACGCGCCCCAGTGCCTTTCGCGCCGGTGCCCGACCCAGACTGGCCAACCTTGAGTGTGGTAATCGGCACCCACTCGACCAGGTTGACAGTTGCATCTTGGCGATAGCGCACGAGATCGTCGCCGTCAACCTCATATAGAGCATTCTGGCCCCATGCAATGCTGTCGATCACCCACCGCATCCCGTAATCGGTGATCGGTAGGCCTTCCTTCGACTTCTCATTGACAGTGATCTTCGGCGGCTCACCGCTGACCTCACGAGACATCGCGATCAGGCGAGCGATGTCGCGCTCGACAGAGATATTGCTCGTCCATCCGTCGAACAGCACCGAGATGGCGAGCTTGAGCGGGTCGCTGCCGACGTAGCGCGTGACACCTTTGCGCTTCGGCCTGTCGATCACTTCCCACTTGCCTGCTCCGCCATCCGGAATCGGCGGGGCATCACCGCGCAAGACTACAACATCGGAGATGCTGGTCCCTGGTGCTGAGAAGCGATAGAAGGCATGCGGGTTGGTAATCATGCCCGCGTCAGGTCGTCCAGTTCGACAGACGCGTTCGCCTCGGCCAGCTTACGCCGATCGAGCATCACGGGCACGGTGATGTAGAGCTTGCGGGCCGCGCTGCTGCCGGATAGCGAGGCCGTACCCAGGCTGGCCAGCGGAGCGTTCCCGAGAGGAACCACGGAGGCTCCAGACGGGACACTGAGTAGCTCCGGGCCGCGCTCGCCCACCATGATCATGCCTGCGCTTGTCGTACGACCGCCCGTGGCCAGCCCCCGGAAGGGGTTGTGGAAGCCGAATCCGGCCTTCTCACCGAGGCCGAACGGAAGATCCTTCGCCTGCGTCGGCAGCAGCTTGAAATGCGCCACGCGGTTCATCCACTCGAACGCCTCTTTGGTCTTGGACACGACCGTGTTCCAGTGTGTCGCGATAAGGTAGATCGCAGCACCGAGCGCGGCCAATCCGGCGAGGAGGCCAACTGCCTCGAGCACTGTTAGGCTCGTGATCCACAGCCACGTGCCAGCGGTGACCGCAGCGAGAGATGGAACCATCGATGTGAAGAGGAACCGGCTCATGCGCGCGAACAGGCCCATGTTCACGAGCTGCTGAGCGTAAACGCCCTGGCCGCGGACAAAGACCTCTTCCTCCGCGAACGCCCAAGCGCGCCAGCCGAGGATCACACGGAACAGCTGAACGAGCTGTAGGCGCATGAGCCTGGTCTGCAGGATCGTTGCAATGTTGTTGCGATTCGTCCACACCCACATGATCTTGTCGGCGGCGATCTTCCCGTACTCGACAGCGGTAAGCGTGATGAGCACTCCCTTATTCAGGAGCCACAGAGCTGTCAGAATCATCAGCGGGTATTTGAGAATCATGAGCAAGTGGTTGACGATGAAGAGCGCCGATCCCAGCGCCAGGAACACGCCCTGGAACAGATGGAGCGAGCCAGAGGCCGCCGTCCAGATGGAGATCAAAGTCGTCAAGATGCCCGCTGCCTGGCGCATGACGAACACGAATGCGCGCCAGTCGCCGACGAGATCGACCCCAGTATCTCTGTTCACTACGCCGAGCGCTCCAGCGATCGACCCTCGCGAGCCAGCTCGGTTGTAGTAAGTGGAGATGTCCTGGAGTGTGCGGTTCGCGCCCGGGAAGAACCCGCGTTCAATGCGGCGGAATAGAGGTTGCGTGACCGCGCCCATCGCCTGAGAGCCGAGGTCCTTGAATGTCGACCACAGGCCTATCCACGTGCGCTGGAACTGCTGTGACGCGCCATGGAATCGACGCACCCAATAAGCGGTAATCACATCGATGGCGCGCTGCCACGGGATGCGCAAGTTGCCGATCAGACCGGCCTGCTCCGTGGAGATGCCAAGGCCCTTGGCCAAAACCTCTCGGTTGAGCAGGCCCAGCTGCTCGAGCTGACGAACCTGCCGCCCCTGGAGAACCCCGATTGACCGGATCTCGCCGAGTGCGAGGGTTGCGCGATCGAGGCCAGCCTGATCGAGGCCCATCCCTGCCATCGCGTCCTGCAAGGCGGTCAAGATGCTGTTCGTCTGCTTGGCCTGATATCCGAAGGCCTGGAGCTGGCGCGCGCCCTGGATGACCTGTTCGAACTGGAATGGGCCATGAGCTGCGAGATTGAACAGGAATTGCACTTCTCGTCTGGCACCCGACGCTGAGTGCATCATGGTCGAGAAAGCGAGCTGCTGCTGCTCGATCATGGTGTTGAAGTGGAATCCGGCGACTATCGCCGCCGCACCCATGGCGGCGAGGGCCAACGTCGCCTGATAGATCGTGCGCCGCAGGGTAAAGAGCATCTGATTCCACAGGAACCCATGATGAGCGCCCTGACTGAACAGACGCCCGGTGCGATCAGCCTCGGTGCCAAGCCCGCGCACCGAGGCTCCCGCAGCCTTCGTATCAGCAATGAAGCGCGCCTTATCGGCGAGCTTCAACCTGACGAGTACCCATTCTTCAGCGATCTCTTAGCCCTTCTTGAGTGATTGGCCCAGCACGTTGACGATCTCGGTCGCCAGCTCGCGATCCATCGCCCTGCGGCGCTTGTGGAACTTGCGGGTGATCGCGATCATCACCATCGTCTCGACGCGATCGCGTGACTCGAGGAAGCGCATCGGCGACATCCTTGCAATGCCGATGTCTGCTGCCATTTCGATTGGGTCTGCCTCCTCTGGATCATCGTCGATTTTGGGCGGTGGCAGACCTAGCTCGATAAAAAAGTCTCGTCTGCCTTTTTGGTCGTGTCGCTCATCCAGCGCGACACTTCCTGCACGTGCTCCATGATCATCGGCTCGTTCTGACCCCAGATCGCGAGGATCACGGACCTGGACGAGTCGTCCGCTGGCTCGAGGTTGAGCAGCTCAGCGAGCCGCCGGTCGTAGCGCACCGGAGGCTCCTCCGGGCCGAGAGCGAGCGCGAACGGAACACGCTTGTTGTCCTTGATGACGAAGATCTCTTCGCAGGCCCTCGCCAGGAGGTCAAGACCGGCGAAGAGAACCTGCTCCAGCTCCTTCTTCGTCTGCTTGGCAACGCGGTTGGAGATCGATGCGATATCGCCGCGCACGTTCAGCACGCGGTACTTCGCGACCAGATCCCCATCGAAGCCCGGCAGATCGAAGTAGCCTCCCTCGAGGCTCTCGACGATCCGCTGATGCTTCTGCCGGAGAGAATCGAGGAGGGACGGCTCGATGGCAACGTCCGCCCCCTCCTCATATTCGACATCACTCATGGTGCCTCCCGTGTTGAGTGTTTACTACCTGGTCATGCCCGTCGGGAACCCGGTGGGCACGATCTCGATCTCGAGCATCGAAGGATCGTTGGACGACGAGTCGTGCGTCGGCAGCGTGACGCGCTTGAGCGTTCCGATATACGTGATCGGGTCGCCGTACGCGTTGCCGTCGTGATCGAGCAGTACGCCGACACAACGGACGTTCGCCTTTCCCGCCCAATCGATCCACCGCTGCGACGCCGGATGGTCACGTCCGAGACGATAGTTTCGCCTGAACGTGAGGTTTCCGGTCGTACGCGAGCCGCCGAGCGAGTAGGGCGGATTCATGCCTCCTGGCTTGTACTGCGACTGGTCCGAGTCGACCTCGCCACCTTCCTTGGCATCAAACACGCCCATGTTGATGCCGTTGACGTAGATCGACCACTCCCAGGTGTCCGCCCGTGCACCGACGATGTCGTCGGCGATCAGAAGGGCAAACACCCAGAGCAGGAGCTTGCAGAACAGCTTGAACATCTGGCCTTACCTCCCTTCTACGCGAGCGGCTGGTTGACAGGAACCTTCGAGAGGGCCAGCTCGAGCCATTCGGCCATCTCGGAGGCGCGGAACGCGATCGCTGCATGTAGCTCGTGATTCGCGATCGTCGTGAGCGTGTTGTTGCTTTCGTCGCAGACGACGACGAACGCATCGCCCGGGGATTCGCCGAACAGCGCCCCAGCCGTGTACAGCTCGTTCATCATCGCGATCAGCTGACCGGCGACGCGCCGCAGGAGGACGCCTGCACCGTCGATCTCGTCGAACAGGTGCTCCTCGAGGATTGCCTCGCCGTTCGCCTGGATGAACATCGCCAGGCGCGAGTTGCCGAAGTCGGCCCAGTACGGGTCGGTTGCGGGGTTGGCCAGCGAGCGGTATCCGTACGTCCGGATACTGCCGCGCTTGATCACCGCGACGTTGACACCCTGAGAGTTGAGCGTCTGCCGAGTGGCGTCATCCCACGTCTGCGTGAGACCCACTGCGTAGACCGACTCACCACGGCGGCCTGCCGCCGCGACGTTCGGATTTAGGCTCACGTCGTTGCGTGCGATGATCCCGGCCTCGATCGCCGAGTACGGAATCGTCCGCGTGGTCAGCGGAGCGATGCCCGGCACGATCGCCCACGGAGCGAAGAGCGCTCCGAACCGACCGTTGTTGCGGTCGCCCTGCGCCAGCGTGGTGAGCGTCGCTGACGTCGGCGTATCCGGCGAGTCGAGAATCGCCCGCCTTCCGTAGTCGACCGAATGCTGCAACAGCTGAGCGTGTGCCGCTGCCGTCGTGCGGCCAGGGAAGGACACCTGCCCAGGACCGAGGTCCTTGACGAACAAGTTCAGCGCCGTCTGCCAGTTGGCGTCGACAGCATTCGCGCGATCGTCGGTGCCGCCCGTCAGCAGAGCCGGTGCAACGACGGCCGGATTTAAGGCGGACGCACCGAGCGTGATGCGGACGTAGGCGCTGTTCGCACCCCACGCAACCGCAGACGCCTGATCCGCGAGATCGCCCGACTGTTCGAGCACCACATTCGATGAATCGGTCACCTGGATCTGGAACGTGCCACCGGCGTTACCGGCGACGACTCCGACCTTGTACGCGTTGGCGTACGTACCAGGGCCGATTGCCTTGACGACGAGCGAGATGCCAGCCGACGCATCGAGCAGGTTCCTTGACGCAATGACGGCGGCAGGGCCGACCACTCGACTGACGTACGCGTACCGGCCTCCCTCCCGGAAGTACGCGTCGAGCGAGTCGTAGAGAAGCGAGTACGTCGCGCGCTGGCCGAACCAGGTCACGAAGTCGGAGATTGACTGGATCAGCACGGGTGCGAGTGGCCCTTGATCGGACGTCCCGCAGACGAACCACACGCCGGTGTCGGTCGGTGCCGACCTCGCAGGCGGCTGGTCACGGAGCACGGTGGTGACACCTGGGCGGATCGCCGCGAATAGCAGCGCCAGGAGTCCTGCTGCTGCGTAAATCACTGCGCCTCTGCCTCCTTCTGGGACTCGATGTAGGCCTCGACGTCCGACACCACGATGCGTCCCTTCTCGCCGGTGCCACTGATGGCCGTCAGGTTGACTTTCGCCCGACGCGCTAGCTTGCGCGCCTCGGGGGTGATCTCGATCCCGGAGTCCTCCACCGCGATCAGTTTCCCGTCGGCGAGGAGAGACTTCGCTCTGTCGAGCTTGACCTCCTCGTCGTCCAGGTCGATGAAGCCACCAGGCTCGACCACAGCACCGTTGTCGAGGTCCTCCTGGTGGTCGCTGATGAGCCTGTACTCCACCATTCCTCCTACAGGTTGTCATCCACCGTGAGGAAAGTCTCCTCGACGGTGCTAAGCACGTCGGTCGGTTGCGCGTCCGGAGCTGCTGGACGCCGCCGACGGTTCACTACGTACGACATGGTGATCACGAACTCGACAACTCCTCCGGCCTGAGTACGACCGGCATCGGCGTCGGCCTCGTTGTACGTCTCCGACACCCACTCGATCCCTGATGCAACACCGCCGAGAGAGCCATGCTGGAGAAGGATAGCACGGACGGCGGCTGTATAGTCGCCCAGGTTCGCGAGAGCCTCCGGTGCGGTCTTGGAAGAACAAATGATGACGGTACCCACCCGGAACGGCGCATCGTACTGGCCGTCTCCACCCCTGACCGGCGCGGCGTCCAGGCCAGCGTTCACCACGATAAGCGCTGGCAGCTGGTCCTCGGCCCAGCGCTCGCCGGACGGACGGACGTTGTAGGAGCGGAACGCAGGCAACTTGTCTCTGTTCCATTGCTCGGCGACCACACGAAGGTACGTGTCCGCCCACGTCTTGATCGTGTCGGTAACAGCCTGGTCGAGGACGTGGCTCGGGACGATGCGGCCAAAGACGGAGTCGAGCGGATCGACGCTCAAAGCTGCACTCCGATCTTGGAATCGCCTGAACGATTCTTCATGACATGACGCAAAATCTCGCGGGCGAAGGCATCCTGGTCGCTCTTACTGAATCGCACGTATGGACGTGCCGGGATGTTGACACCGCCCGCGTGGCCACCCTTCTGCTGAATACGAGCATATGGCATCTTCGTCAGCTGGGGAGTGAACACGATCTTGTCCTTCTCGAGCCTAGTAGTGACGTCCGAGCTGCGATAGGAAGTCATCGCGCTCATCAGGCGTCCAGTCATGTCGAGAATGCGCGGATGTAGCTTGCGCTTGGCCTTCCACACGATCGTCGCGACAGCATGCTCTGTCCAACGCGGGAACCCAGACCGTGCGCCCTCCTTAGCGAACGCCTCCTGCTCGATATCGAGGACGGTGAGATAAATCTCCTCGAATGCAGGCCGGGCGTTCGCAGCATTTGTGCCGAGGCCCTCGAGGTAGCGCCCGGCGCGAGCTGTTCCGAAAGTGACTATCCGAAAGTCCAGCTCACCACTCCGTTCCCCATCCGATCAGACCGCCTGCGTCCTTTGGGAAGTTGAAGCTCGCCATGCCGCCGGTCAGCGTCGTGTCGTCCGTGTCCTCTTCCTCCTCGAGGTCCTGGACGATCCGAATGATCTTTGCGATCTTCTCGTCGTAGAGAGCCTTGTACTCGGCGTACGGCGAGCGATTGGTACCGACCTGCTCCGGGTAGTAGGAAAGCTCGATCAGCATTGCGGCGCGATATGCAGCCGCCTGGCGAGCCGTCTGAATAGCCGCATCGGGAATGTCGCCGCCGACCTCGTCGGCTACGTCAGTGGCCGCATCGCCGATGAGCTTCATAGCCTCTGAGCCTGTCGGGCGCGTGTCGGCTGTGAATGTCCCCAGCTCTGTGCCGGTCGTATCGACGGTGCGAGCGCGGAGCAGAGCACCGACTTCCTGCAACGTCGGGATGTACTCCGGCGTGTCCTCCGGAATGTCCTGGATCGGCTCCGTCTCGAGCCGGTTGCCCAGAGCGTCCACGAATGTGACCTTGTACCAGCCCTCGATAAGAGTGGCGTTCTCGGTGGTGAAGTCGCGCGCCTGCGGCTGCGTCGGGTCTGTGTCAACCGGATCGAGCGCGATCGTGTCGATCGGTACCCACGGGCCGTCTGCTGCAATGGCCTCATCGATCGTCACTTGCGTCCACGGCGTGTTGTCGAAGCGCGGGATCGGAACGTATCCTTCGAATGATACGATCAAATCAGTCTCCTCCGTGCGTTGCCAGCTTGTGGCTTAACGATGCGGCCTGTAGACGCTCGCGCTGCCTGACCGGTGATTGGGTGCGCGACGCGACCGGCAGCAATCCGACCGAGCAGAATGCCTTCGATAACGCTGATTGTGTCGATGCCAAAGCCTGCATCTGCCAGTACGGAGTATACCTGCCCGATGGTCAGCGTGTCTAGTGCCACGCCAACGTCGGTCGTCAGCATGCGTGCGAGCGGGGCAGTGATAGATTCAAGTCCGGAGCCAACATCAGCGAAGAGGAGCGCCGCCAGGGCGGCAGCTACATCGATTCCAGACCCCGTCTCTCCTATTGAGACGAAGAATCTCGAAGAGAATGCCTCAGATCCACCACCTGAATCCGTCCCGGTCAGTTTGACAACGACTGACACTGTGTCCGTCCCTGAGCCGATATCAGAAAAGCTTGGAGATCCGAGCGTCGAGACAGATGCAGAATCGGATCCCAGTCCAGAGTCTGCCAGCGCGTACAGCGCGGCAAGTGTCATCGCGTCCAGACCGGTGCCCGTGTCAGCGAGCAACAGAGCCGCATGGAGCAGCATCGCGTCTGAGCCAGTACCGGCGTCTGCGACGCTCGCAAGCTGACCTGTACTGGCCAGATCGACGCCTGCCCCCGTGTCGGTCAGTGTCAGTCTCGCGACGAGCGCGCTCGCGTCAGCGCCTGCGCCAGCGTCGGCAGTGGCTACGACGGCACGTACTGTTTCAACATCCGCCCCTGTGCCAGCGTCCGATGTGCTTTTCGCTGTGCTGGACGACGCAGGTGTCGCGGTGCGGATAAACCGCATCAGACTACCAGCGCTGACCCAGTAGGACTGGCTTGACCTTCAGCACATTCGGATCGGGCGTGGGCGTAGTCCCGATCACGGAAGAAGTACCGGAGAGATATTGAATGGTGCCGTGACCAAGCTCCTCATTGACATACTGACTTCGCATGTCATTGCCCTCGAGCGTCAGGTACATTACAAGAGCTTCTGGAGAGATGAGTTCAGGCGACCATCCAGCTGCGAGCCGCTTAATCTGCTCGTCCGTCAGCGCAACGCGCCAGATAGCAGGGTGAGCGATCTCCCCAGCGAAGAAAGCAGTAGGACCCGATCGGTCGAACATGCCAATGCTCGTCCTGTTATTCACGGCTCCTACCCTGTTGGCGTGCGTCGTGTTCGGGACTCCCGGCTTGCCGTCAAGATAGACGGTGCGCCAATCCTGGTTAAGGAACAATCCCAGCACGTGATGCCACTGACCAGGAGTGTAATCCTGCGTCGACAAGGCTGCCGCGAACGTGGTATGGTAGTCGGCCGCTGCCGCCTTCGTGGGATTGGCCGACCCGCGCATTCCGATATAAAACTGCGCATCGCTTAGCGTGCTGTCACCAAGCCAGATGATTGACCCGTTGGCGATCGCGTCAACAGGCTTAGCCCAGGCGGCCATCGTGAACGGATACACAGTCGTCGGATCAGCTGCAAGCGCCGAGGCATCCCTCCGGAGATATTCCGTCGTCCCGTTAAAGCTACGAGCCATCTTTACGTGCTCGTCGCGTAGATGCCCTGATACTGAGCCTCGTGGTTGCCCGCGGTCGCGTCTAACGCGTTACCGGTCGAATTCAGCACAACAATGCCCCACTTCGCGGGGAGTATCCCACCGAAAAGCTGTGCGACGCTGGCCGGTTCCATGCGATATGTCGTGGAAGCTGACGAGCAGAAAATGATTCCCAGCAGTTTCAGCTGCGTCGGGTTGTTCATCGTCACGGCAGCGTCACCCGCGCCAGCCACAGCATCCGGATACGTGGCCGTCGCGGTATAGTCTGCCGACGCATAGGCATACACGTAAACAGCTTTGTCGCCAGTCGGCGCCGACGCATTCGTCGTGACCTTGACCTCGACTAGCGCGTCGAGGAACAAATTGGTGACGTTGTCGATGACCGATGACTCTCGAGCTGCACCTGACGCAAGTGACGCAAGCGTGATTGTGATACCCTGCGCATCCGTGCCGAGAGCTTCCTTGATCGTGGCCATCAACGATGCCACCCACAGGAAGATGGCGCTCCAGACGATCATCAGAATCGATCGCTTAGCTGCCAATTTCCCTGATCCCCTCAATCATACCTCGGCCTGCCGCCATGAAACGCTCCTCGGCGGCAAGCCTCTCGTCCGCGCCGGACGCGGATAGGAAGTCTTGTACAGCCTCAGCTCGCGCATCTTCAACAGCAGCGGTCAGCTCGTGAAACTCCCGTGCCTGTCGCGCATGATCCTCGTCATCGTGTGGGTTGTTGGCAGACCAGCCGCATGAACAGAATGCGTGCCAGCCCCCACCAGCAACCAGGATCTTGTCGCCCTCCTTGAAAACGGTCCCGCGCCAGACGTCATCCTCGGTGCCCTCGCGGAACTCGTCCGGTCTGAATTCGACAGTGACGGTATGCTTCATCAGGCGACACCGTTCGCGGCCCAGCCGGTCGCATCGTCGTAGATCGACCCATAGCGCACCCATGGGTTCCATGAGTTTGTCTGGGCCTGTAGACGGTTATACACGTTGACCATCTCTGTCTGGATCTGGTTTACGGTGCGAGACGAGTCGAATCTATAGTCCAGCACGTACTCGATGATCGCCCCCGCCGCAAGATTCGCCTGATCTTGCGCGCTCACAGACCCGTCGTCGATCTGGGACTCGAGCGCGGCGTATAGAGGCAACGGCCCCTTGACGAACCACGCCTGCCGAGCGGCAGGCACATCACACCACACAGCGATTCTGAAATGAGGGCTGCCGTCAGCCTCCGGGATCTTCTCGAGGAAGGTGATTCGACGCACTTACGAGAGCGTGATCGTCTCGGTGAGTGTCCACGTGCCAGACGCCTTCGTCCCGAGAGACGTCACCTTGCGGTTGAGGCAGGCGCGGTTCGTCGCGCCGTTGTCGGTGATGAACTCCTGCCAAGCGTAGTTGGCGACGGCAGTGCCGAAATCGGCCTGGAAGGAGACGACCTGACCCGAGCGCGACGGATAGGTCGCATTCATGGCCACGTACGTCTTGTTCGTCGCGGCCTGGAGATCGGTCTGCGACGCGGCCTCCGCCGTCGTCGAGTCGCCGACGCCAAGCCGCGAGTTGCCGTTGGTGAAGAGGTTCGTCGTGACGACGCCGAGCAGGACGTCCTCCATCCGCTGAATCCCTGCGTTCAGCAGAATGTTGCCGATCGCCTCTTCCGTCTCCTCCGCTTCGCCGATCAGCTTGCGGAGCAGCGCCGACGGGATCTGCTTCTGCGCGTCGAGCGCGAGCTTGCGGCGCACGAACGAGCAGGCCTCCTCCGACCACTTCTCGACAAGCCAGTGAGTCGGCCCCCACCTGATCGCCTCGAAAAACTCGGCCTGGGCGGCCACAAGCCCGCCATCGAAGGCAAGCGACCGATCGCCTGCTGCGACTCTCATCGATCCTCCTGGGTCGGGAGCGGCTCGTTCGGGTCGGAGACGAAGGCCTGCTCTTCCTCGACCTGCGTCGTCTGAGCCTGAATTTCCGCCAGCTCGTCGTCGGTGAAGCAGTTGTGCTCGATGAGCATCGCCTGCTCGTCCTCGTCCTGCCGAGCGTCCTCGAGATCTTCCTTGGTCAACTCCTGACCGGGGAAGAAATGCTTGGTATCGACGACGCGATCGCCGTCCCAAACCGGGAGGCCCACCCTCTCCTTCAAAATGTTCGACACCGTGATCCTCCCTTGGTGGGTGTCGCAGGGGGTGGAGGTTGCGGCCTACTCCACCCCCTACGCTTTGGTCTGCTACTTGCTCGCAGCCGCCTTCTCGACGTCGGACTTCTTGATCTTGCCGTCCGCGCCGGTTCCCTCGATGTCGTCTGCCGTCAGACCGGCATCCTTGGCAGCCTGCTCCGCCTCAGGAGAGGCGAACGGGGAGTCGTCCGACGACGCGCCGTCGCCCTGCCCGCCGTCGCCCCCCTCGGAGCCGCCGGTGTCCTCCCTGGACTCCGCGCCGGGCAGCTCGACGCCGTCGTCGTCCGGCCCGGGGCCGTGTGGCGCGACGCCCAGCTGCGTTGACAGCGACGTGACCAACGTCTCGAGGCTCTCGTCCTCCAGCTCTGCCGCCGCTGTGAGGAACTTGTTCGCCAGGGCCTCCTTCGAGGCCTGGTCTGGCGCACCCTCGATGGCGTCCACGACCGCCTGCGCATCGAACGCGTCCGACTTCATGTACTCCTGCACCTGCCAGGGGGACATTTCGCCGAACGAGAGCGGATGCACTTCGCCGGTCGAGCCGTAGCCCGACGTGGCCGAGCCGTCCGGATCGATGACCGAGGTCGCGAGCGACGTCCGCGTGTCGCCCCTCGGCTCTTCGAGGCCTTCGACCGCCGTGATGTCGTCCGACACCCCGGCGTTCATCGCCGCGATCTCTGCCTCGGAGAACAGATGACCGCCCTGCTCGAGCCAGTCGATCTGATCCTGAGGCACGCCGTAGCGATTGACCTCGTCGTCCTGCCCCGCTTCCGAGTGCAGCCGCTGCCCATGCCAGGCGAGCAACTGCACACGCGCCTCGTTGCCGGTGAGCGGGTCGTTCACCGGCTTGTAGTAGTGGACGAGGCGAGATCTGACAATGTTCTGTTCCATGTCGTTCCCTCCTAGCCCGCGAGGCCGGTGAACTTGAGGACGGCGTACGGGTTGTTCGCGAACATCAGCGGACGCACACCCGACTGGATCCACGTCTGCTCGATCCCGTCCGGGTCGTCCCACGTGCGGGTGCGGAGCGGATCTTCGATGCGCATCTCACCGAGCTGGCCCGGGGCGACCACGTAGGCGGTTCCCGCCGCCACGCGGTTCGTCACGAACACGTCGATGTTGTACGAGTCGAGGACGTCGTTCAGCGCACCGCCGTAGATCCCGGCGAGGGCCGCGTACTCCTGCGGGTTCATGATCCAGAGGGAGTAGTCGATGCCGACTTCCTCCTGCTCTGCGATCAGGTCCGCCTTGGCGAAGTCACGGGCGGGCCAGAGCGTCCAGTTGGACGCTGCGGAACCGACCGTGACGACGGTCTGCCAGTTGTTGCCGACGACCGTCCGCGAGTTCGCCGTGACGTACGCGTCCAGGATCGAGACGCCCGCCTGGTTGATCTTCCGGACGAGCGTGTTCGACAGCTGCCGCACCGCATTGGTGAGGTCGGTCGATACGTTGCGATCACGGGCTTCCCACGTGACCGCGAACTTGCCGCCCCACTTGCGGACGAGGGCGACCTTCCGCCCGCGCCGGTGGAACGTCACGACCGGGAACTCTTCACCCGGTGCGATCTCCTGGACGTCACGATCGGCGTAGTAGTCGCCACCCGCAACTTCCGAGTAGACGACCGCGCCGCCAGTGACCCCTCCGCCGTTCGAGAAAACCCGATCGACGAAGAAGCGCTGGAGCGTGATGTCCAGGATGAGCGGAGTGATGACCTCCGACGGGTTCTGGAGCGCGTAATCGACCGTGATCAGCGTTCCCGTACCGTCCACCGTGGGCGGGCCGATCGGGTTGTAGATCGTGGCCGGAGACGTGGCTGCACGCACCGCAGGCTCCGCACGGAGGGCAACGAACCGCTCACCCATTGTGTTCCTGTATTCCACTGGTGATTCCCTCCCTTCCGTTAGCGGGCCGACTGGCCGGAGTACAGCTCGAACTCGGCATCCGCGCCCGACGAGCAGGCCGTGTGCACGATTCCGACTGCGATCGCACCTGCGGTCACCGGCAGGATGGTTCCGTCGGCGGCGACCTTCGCCTCCTGCTCCGCCGTGAACGCGCCTGACGTGGTGACGGGGATGATGCCGTTGCGCTTGATGGGCACGACCGAGCCGGACGGCACGTCGTACCCGACAACCCCGAACACCCGGCCGCCTGCTGCCGGGGCACCTACCTGATAGACGCCGGGGTCGTCCGTCGATGCCAGCCCCGGACCCGAAGTCCGGTTGCCGACGATCGCGCACAGCCGCTTCCCCGTGAGAGCGACCGTTGCCTTCGCCGTGATGTCCTTGCCCGGGCGGTAGAACGGGATCGCCTCGTTCAGCGCCAGGGTCATCGCGTACTTTGCGAAGGACGCGAACGCCGCGATCTTGAGGAACGTCTTGATCATGTTGCTTGTTCCCTCCCTTCTAGCCGTCGGTGTGGACGCGGGAGCGACCGGCACCTGCCGCGATCGCCTGCTTGCGTGCGAGGACGTCCGGCATGTTCGCGGCCATCCACGTCTCGAGGTCCGGATTCGACCCGTTCACCGTCGTGGTCGTCGTCTCCGACG